CCATTGCATGGTCTTTAGCTACATTTTCATTAGGGCAATGAACCCTAATTTCTTGTTCATAACGAATCTTTACCCAGTAGTTTTGTTTACTCATTTATAGTTTAGTCTTTCATCAAGCATTGCATCAGCAATTTTATAAGCATTCTTAGCTAACTTAATACATTCTGTATCTTTACCTGTATGTAAAGTGTTTTCTAGAATACCATGCATAGCTTCTAATGCAAAGTAGTCACGTAAGTTCATACCTGTATAGATATTTTTATTGTTATCTTGACACGGAAATGCGGGTGAATTACCTTTACTCAATTGACTACGCCTCCTTCATTTGTAAATAAATCTAATTCTTGTTGTGCAGCATCAGTAGCAATACTTAATACACCACGTCTAACAAGTTCTTTAATTGCTAAGTCCATTAAGAACGAAGCTTCATTAGCATCTACATGAAACTCAAAGTCTAACGATCCATCAGAGTTTTGTACACAATTGCTTATAATCATTTAACCAATCCTTTCTATAATCTAACCAAAGGAAGTTGTTGTCTTCAGCCCATTTGGCATAGGTAGTTTTACTACGCTTGTTAATTTTATTATCTGGATTCATAAACAAAAAGATAATGGTTATATCTGGGTTAGTATCCCTAAACCATACCATCTTTTGTCTTGTATCTAGATCTAACTTCCCTTTGGCTTCTAGGTATATCTTACGTTTACCTGTTTTAAAGTCAGGTATGTAAGTTCTTTCTTTTTCAGGTTGTATGTATTTAAACTTATCAGGTTCATACTTAACTGAAGGAAAGTTACTCTTTAGAATTTTCCATACTTGTTCTTCAAGCTTGCTCTTGAATAAGTGTATCAAATCTTTCCTTCCAGTCTTCATTGTCTTTGCGTCTAATCCATAAGACTCGACCGTTCATTAGAAACTCTTCGTCATTACCATAAGCTTCTTTAACTGCGTTAAATAAGTCTTGCTCTGTTACACAACCATGTAAAATCTTTTCAGCTTTCTTAGGGCCAATACCTTCAATACCTTTGATGTTATCAGAACGATCACCTGTTAAACATTGCATGTAGAAATGACGCATACCTGAGTCTTGTGTAACAGTTATAAATTCGTTTTTAACAAAGTTGTAATGCTGACCAGGAATCATTAGTAAGTCTTTGTCAATAGAGCATATGATTGTATCCTCTGTTTGAGCAATACCTAAAGCGTCATCAGCTTCTTGTCCATCTACCACTTCTGCATTGAATGTAGCTTTAAGATACTCTCTACATTTTTCTAACCAGAATGGTTTTTCTTTAGGGCGATGTGCTTTATACTCTGGGTATATTGTATACCTAAAGTTATTCTTTCCTGTCAGGAAGAGACGATACTCCGTGGCTTCAGTATTAACTAGGATTTGATCTACAAGATCTTCTGCTCTAGCATATACAAAGTCTTCGGCATCGTCTTCCTGAAGCGTACAGGCAACCCTATACGCTACTATGTCTGCATCAATAAGTGCTTTCATTATAGTGGAATGTCATCCTCTAATTCATTAATTGCATCAATGCCTGTTGATTTACTAAACACATAGTTTTCAAATTGTTTAGCTACATTGATAACTTCATCAACAGATTTACCTTGACCTAGTAATTCTACTGCAGTTGATAGAGACGATTGTCTAATGATATACACTTGACGTGCTGCTCGTTCTTCTTTAGTTTCGTAATTAGATCCAGTTACTCTACCACCAGTTGATGCTTGTGCTGCAGGTTTAGTTTCTGCCACTTCGTTATCTCCTCCAATACCAGTCCATTGCCAATAACCAGCTGCATCTTTTTCAGTACGCACATTAATTTGATCACCTTTACCAAGACCTTTAATGTGATTAAATACAGTTGGATTGCTGAATGACATTAGCTTTTTATTAGCTACTTGACCTTGATCATTTTTATATGTAACTTCAATTGATTGGTATGATCTACCATTCTTTGCTGCGTGAGTATTTGGTGCACCTACATCTACAATATTAATTAACATTCACTATCTCCATGTTACCCCAATTAGATCCTACTTGACACTCGACCCTCATGGGAAGGTTAAATTCTACTCCAAACAATTTCTTAAAGTTTGCTGGAATATCCGTGAAACACTTATCAACTAATTTCACTATACTAATATTATCGCATACTTTGTTATCAAAGTCAACTATAATTGAATCATGTACAGTGTTAACTAGTTTGATTCCTTCCATACCCTTAAGTCTATTAAATAAGGATACTCTTGCTATAGCCATTAAGTCTGCACCTAAACCTTGAACAGGATAGTTTAAAATCTTAGTGCGTGGCCATTTGGCTTTGCCATATTTTATTTCTGGTTCATACTTGTAAATCCTTCCTGTAGGCATTATTAGTTGTCTATCTTGCATTGCTTTTGATACAATTTCTTTATGCCATTTACCCAAACCTTGATACTTTTTATAGAACTCGTCAATAACATTTTGCCAGAATGACTCAGACTTAGATACATCAGTAAAGTTAGGATCGTTAGCATAACTATAGGCGGAACCCCCATAAATAAGCCTAAACACAAAAGTTTTAGCAATAAGACGGCTAGGTAAACCAAAACGATTCTGATTATCAGTGTGCTGATCAATATTGTTCCAGATTTCTTCATAAGCTACCTTATCTTGTGATAGGTATGTAGCACAAACCCACTCTAATGCTTTTGCATCAGCTTGTAACAGCATACCTACTCCCAAATAGTTGTTTAATTTCTCCATCAAAGTTTTGCAGATTAGGTTTACTAGATGAAAGTCTACCTGTTCTTGCTACACATTGATTAAGTTGTCCGTGTAATACATTTTGTTTCCAGTTCATACTAGTTCTAAGTTCAACAAGTCCTACATAGTATGCAGTTAATCTTTTCTCTAGTGTTGCCCTGGTTAAGATAAGTTCTATAACATCTTTAGCTTTCTTTGTACCTTTTAGGCTTTTAAGAGTTGCTTCATCTGTTGAAAAAAATCCTTCTTTTTCTAGTTCAGATCCTCGTAATGGAGTTACTACACGTTCAAACGGTATTAAGTGTTCAACCCATTTTTCTTTTGGTTGTCCCGCTCGTTCACCAGTTTTGAAAGTCCCGATAACTTCTCGTCGCTTAACTTTAACCGTACCGCCATACAGTAAAGCAGATACATGCTCACCACTGGAAGGATTAAACTCAGGTAAATTATGATACTGATAAAGCTCTTCATCAAGATTTTTAATGCGGTTATGAAGATCTTCAGCTCCAGTATTACATCCTGCTTCATCATACAGAATACCATTATATTCCATCTCCTCTAAAACCAGTAAGTCTTGGTTATGTAAACTGATTAATCGTTGTGTTGTTTTTGCGTGAGACGCAATTTCTTCTACTTGTTTGTCATAGACTTTTTGCGTTAACTGCAAATCACCTATCAGATATTCCTCAAGGATGTCTCTTGGAATACTAGGTGTGTCTATTTTATTGCTCCAATACTCTGTAGCAACAACATCAAGTTTACTACCCAAAGCATAGTGGTCAGCGACACCATTAAGACTTGGATATGAATCTTGTTGTCCACACAATATAAAATGTACCAACTGACAATCCCAAATACGCTTACCCACAAAGTTAATACCATACTTGCGAAGCCAATGCAAATCAAACTTAATATTAAAACCAACCAATATCTCAGCTTCATCTATTTCCTTTTGTATTGCATTTAATTTATCACGGTATGGTACGTCACTATACTCAATGTCATAGCATTTATAACCGTCAGCATTAAGTAACCCAACATAACATAGTTTATTAGACTCGTCAAATGGGTTACCTTTGTTGCTGATTGTTGTTTCTACATCTAATACTAAGCTGCGCATTCGCCTCCACAACCACTTAATTTATGTATTGTATCTTCTATTGTATCATTAGGATCTCCTAATGTCAATATATCTTCTACATCAAATGTAGTTAATGTTGGGTCAATTGCTAGTACATCTTTTGCAGTTGCATTACAGATCTTCATATCGAGCTACCTCCGGTTTAATTAATACTTGTGTTGAGCCATGACGTAAGTCTGGCAGGGTATCTTTATCACCAATAAGTTTATTCTTACTGATGTTAAAGTATCTTGTTCTGCTGGTGTTATCTTGTTCTTTACCTATTCCCAAGATCCAGTCAGCTTCTCCTTGCTTTGCCGTTTTAGAAC